CCGCAGCGAAGCGGTTCCGGTCGGGTGATTAGCTCAGTTGGTAGAGCAGCTGACTCTTAATCAGCGGGTCCACGGTTCGAGCCCGTGATCACCCACCAAAACCTCCTTTATAATCAGGTCTTTGAGCGGTTCGGCCAGTCGGCCATCCGACTTTTCCGACACTTCCGACTTTTGCGAAAATGTCGGACGTCGGAGCTCAATTGCCGCCTGCCACAGTGACGGCATAGCCGACCGCACGGCCGTCGTATTCTTCTCCCGCCACCAAGAAGGGGAAGCACGCTTCGCTTCCATCGATGGCGACTGTCGGTCGATCTGGCGAGACGCCCATCGGACCGCGAAACATGGCTTCCTTTCCGCATTCCGAGCACTGCCCGCGCACCTCGAGATATTTAATGTTGGTGTTTCCGAAGTGCTGCAGGTTCAGACGCCAATGCATCTTCTCGACGCAACTATGCTCGCTCATGCGCTAACCTTCTTCACTGCGGCGATCGGCGTGACGCGGCTCAGAAGATAGCAGCCGCTCACGCCTTCGACCCAGATCACCGCCGAGTGTCCGGAAAGTACCTCCGCCCGGCTCCTCGTCTTCGTTTCGAGCAGCGATCCGTCGTCCTTCCTCAAAAGAACATCGGTTCCGATGGGATAGCGCCTGTTGAAGCCGTCGACGGCCACCTGCAGGCCTTTCGGGGTTGGTCGGTTCATTTCCCTATTCTCCCTGTGAAGCTCGTATAGCGGTCTCTCCGTTGCTGTCGTACCAGGCGACCATCTTGTCGATCGCCGTGGTCGCCATCTCCGGATGCATGGCGAGGTAGTGTTTCAGGATCTGATGCGTGCCCTGTAGGGAGTGCCCTGTGACGGAGCAGATCTCCGGAAGCGTCGCGCCGGCGAGTGCCATCCAGGTAACGGCGGTTGCGCGGAAATCCTTCTCCTTGATCGTCGCGACGCTCGGCACCTTCTCGGCCGCCTTGGCGCGGATCTCGGCGAACAGGTTCCGATAGGTGAAGGCGTTCCACTGTTCCCAGGTGTGCTCGTTCAGGTGCGCGAAGTCGCTCGACTTCCCGGCTTGAAGGCGCCGGCGCTTGGCGGCCGCCAGGCGCTTCCGATATTCCGGCGCGACCGGCGGGTTGACGATCGCCTTCGTCTTTCCCTGCTGCAGGTCGAAACGGCCGTTCCTGAAAGCGTCGAGGCGCAGGCTCAAGCGGTCGCCCTGGCGCTGGCCGGTCCATAGAGCGCAGATGAACATGTCCGCCATGTCGACGCGCTTGAACGCGTCGCTTTCCGCCGTCGTCACCAGCGCGTCGACCTCTGATCGTGTCAGGAAGCGCGCCCGGGGCTTCAGCTGCTCCATGCCGAGATCGCGCGCAGGATTGTACACGAGCCCGCGAACGCGGCCGGTCTTCATCGCCCATTTGATTGCGATCGACAGGATCCGGAGTGTTCCCCGAGCGGTTGCGAGGCCCCGCTTTTCCCAAAGCTGTTCATAGAGCCCGTAGCAGATCTGCTGATCTAGCGCGGTGACTTCTGACGCCCATAGATCCGTATCGTGGCTCTCGATGACGCGCGACTTCTGGCGATAGTCCCGGCGCGTCGCCTCCGCCTTGCCGAGGATCCGTGGCGAGGCTAGCCATTCCTCGAACATGCGGGATATCGGATAGACTGCCCTGGGCTGCTCGACGGCTCTTGGCGCCGGCTTCGCCTTGGTGGCGGCTGCCTTCTCTCGTTTGAGCTTGCGGCTGAATGCGTTTGACCAGTCGAGCGCTTCGCCCTCGCTGTACCAGCGGCCGTCTTCGTGGCGCAGATCCTTGCCTTTATGCCCCTTCTCGCGAAGGCTCTTCGACGGTTCGAAGCGGGGGCGGCCGTTGCGCCAAGCGATATGCTTGATCTTCGGAGGCGGCCCAGAGAAGGTCTCGACAATCCCTTCGACGTATGCCTTCCCTTCGACGTATGCCTTGGCTTCGTCAGCGGTGTACCAGTTTCCGTTTGGGTGACGCAGTTCCCTGCCACGGATACCTTTCTCTCGGAGCTCTGGCGAGGGCTCGAAATAGGGGTATCCCTCCCGCCATTCGATGAACTGCAAGGATGGCTCTTTGCCGACAAATGGGACTTTCTTGGACACGACATGGTTCCTTTACGCTAAACAGAGAGACCGGCGGCTACTCAATTACACAGGCCGCCGGTCTCGAAGTCCGCTGCTTGGGAGGCTTCTACGCGGACGGATACTTGCGGCGGCGTTCGCTGTTGTGCTGCCGGACGAAGGCCGGAGCATCGACGAAGAGCGTCCAGAGGGCGCCGGCGAGCATGAGGCAGAGCGCGAGAATGGCGATCGCGATTATCATTGGTGCCAAGCCGGCGCTGGTGTGCAGGGAAAGAGGATCCCCTGCAGCTCGGGGTTCTTCTCCTTGAGGGCGGCCATCGCCTCGACGATGAAACTGGCGCTCGCCATGCGTGTCATGGAGCGATAGCGGTCTAGATCACAGAGCTCGTCGACCAGGTCGTCGTGCTCCCGGAGCTCGGCGATCACGCGCGCCATGAGCTCGTCGCCGGCGTGGCGGTTAGCCTCTAGATCGAGGATCATTTGCTTGGTGTCGGACATTTTACTCGCCTCCTTTTAGACGTTCGTGAGCCAGCTTGCCGGCCTGGGTGAGAGAGATGCGATCGAATGAAGAGCTTCCGGAGCGGACCCTGATCAGAGACAGGCGCTGAAGCGCTGCGATCGTGCTGGGTGCAAAGGTCTTGTTGCCGATGCGCCAGTAGCCATCCACGGCCAGCTGGCGCCTGTAGAAGCTGATTGCGGTGAGAGCGTCTTGCTGCTTCGGCGTCAGCGTGGAGCGCGGACGTAGCACGGCAGGGTTTTCAGCGAGAGGCATCGTCATCGCTGGCCGGCCTCATCGCAAATGCGGGAGGCCGGTACGCGATCGACATCGTCGCAGCCGCGGCAGGTCTCGATTTCGGTCCGGAAGGCGTTTCGCGCGACAGCGGACATCAGCAGGTAGGCGGCGTAGTCCATGCGGTGCTGGCCGCAGCGGCAGGCGATGCTGATGCTCATGGCGCGTCCTTCTGATTTCCGAAAGCATCGTCCGCCTCGCCCTGCATCGCATCCGCGGCGTCGGTCGACGGCTGGCCGCAGGCTTGGCGTGCTACGATCTGATCCGTCTCGTCGACCGTGAACTCCGACCCGCAGCCGAAGCGAGCCGCGGCCTTGTCGTCGGGGTTCATGAAGTGGTCGAAGCCGTGCTCCTCGGGATGGGAATGCATGCCGGCGCAAACAAAATGGGTGCGTGACCATCCACAGCACGGGCAGAACTTCTGTTGTGCCAGCCGGTCAAGGGCGAAATCGAAGAGAGGCTTCATGCGCGGCCTCCGGAGGCGTACCGCGCGGCGAGCTTCTTGTTCTGGTTTGCGACCAGGCCGGAAAGGCTCGTGACTTCGGCGGCCTCGGCGCCTTCGAGCCATGCCTCCATGGCACCGCGCGGCCAAATCCAGCCGGTCGGGTTCTTGCGCGGCATTCCGTGCCGCTGGTGCATCTTCAGCCAGTTGCGGCGGATATAGTCCGGCGAGCGGCGCAGCGCCGCGGCCAGCTCGTCGATATCGACGGTTCTCTCGGAAAGAGACATGGTGATCTCCTGCTTCGCAAATCAGTTGCAGAGCCGAAGATGTTCCACGGGTCAATGCTTGTCAATGATTAGTCCATGGATTTTTGGTACATGACGATATCATGGTATCGCTCAACCAATTTGACAGCCCGATACCCCCAAGGATTTACGGCGAAAAAACACTGAATAATTCAAGACTCCACAAGGATTCATCCCGTGTGAGCCGCAAGGAATTCGCGGAAAATGAAAGGATTCGTTGCTAAAGCTGACGTGCTGCGAAATTAGGCCGCGCGACGCTTTCTGATCGAGGCGATGACAACGCCGCGGAGCTCGATGTCTTTGTTTATGAGGATCGGGCTCAGATAAGCGGGATCCATGGTCGCTGCGACCAGGAACGAAGTCTCGTAGATACGAACGATCATCTCGGATTGACCGTTCCGATCGAAATGCTCCGCCAAAACGACGTCGCCCGGCTGCGGTGTGGCATTCTCATCCACGACCAGGACGTCGCCCGGGATGTAGCCTGCCAATTCAAGAACTCGAGCCTTCATCTCGAAGGCGTCCACGCCGTTCTTGCCATGTTTTGCAGCGGCAATGAGCTCGCTTCCGCTCGATACCGGGGCGATTTCGCCAGCGTCTGTGTGTTCACGCCGATCCACGGGCGAGCCGCGCACTGTCAACGGGACCCCCGTTGCACTCTCAATTTTCTCGATCGAGTAGCTGTTGAGTGTACGGGTGCCGGTCGGGTCGTTGATGAATTTGTTGAGCGCAGAGGGGGACAAGCCCGCCTCCTTCGCGAGGCGGTGCTGCTTCCACCCTCGGGAAGCAAGGATTGCTTTCACCCAATCCAGATGTTTCTGGCGAACGTTGTCCACAACGCGGAACATAATGTGGAGTGCGCCCCTGCGCATTTTGAAGTTTGTACAGTTGACAGGTCAAAGCAAATCACAGCTTGTATCGATTAATCAATGGAGAAATCGAACAATGCAACTGCGCTGGCAAACTGTGGACAAGTGGCGCGAAGAGAAGGGGCTGACCAAATCCGAGTTGGCCCGCGCTTCCGGCATTCCTGAGAACACGATCCATCGTGGGTTGAAGTTCAACTCGAAACTCCAGCCGACCACGATTGCGGTACTCCGCATGATCTTCCCCGAAAAGTTCAACGGTGAAGGCGATCAATGAACAACGTCAAATCAAAGCTTAAACGGTTCGTCGACTTCCTAATGGGTGGTTCGGTACCGGAGGCGAAGCCTCGCGAAATCGTGCTGCCGCCATTCCATCCCATCATTTTTGCAAACGGCCGCGACGATGACACGGACGGGATCAAAGCCTTCTGGGAGAACCGGCCGGTGATCTACGCCGGCGAGGAGATCAAGCCCGACCAGGGCCGCGAGCTCGTCGGCCTGCGCCTCCGCTTTTCCTGCACAGCGATCTTCATTCACAAGGGCGAGCGTCTGGTCGAGATCGCCGGCTATCCCACGTTGGTAGGTCAGCCGGGGTGCGGCCACGTGGCTCACGTCCACATCGACCACGATGTGAAGCGCCGGCTCAATCACTGCGGCATGACCTTCAATTGCCCGGTGGAACCATGAGTTCAATCACGCACATGGCCGTCGGCGACAAGATCCCGGACGATCCGGCCGCTAACGCCGCGATGCATCAGGAGCTGCTCGACATTCTCAATACCGAGGCCGGCCGCGTCGGTTGGCGGGGCATTTCCTTCGACCTCTACACCAGCGCCAAGGGCTGGGCCGCGATCACGGCCGTGCCTGGTGAGAAGCCGGCGACGCTCGAGGATCTTCGGGCTTTCCGGGAATGGCAGAAACGCCGCCTCGAGGCGGAGAGCGACACCCACACTGACCAGGGGAGATTGCTTTGATGGTTGGCGAGCTCATGGAGGCCCTAGAAGTTGCGGCCGGATCGGAACTGAAAAGCGGCGCCTTTGAGCGTCGCACTGTCAGCAACGCGCATGTCGATCGCGTCCGACGCCTCGTCATGCGGTTCCTCGAGAACATCGACGATGATTTGACCGTGCGCGATATCCGCGAAGGCTTGGAGATAGGGCGTGTCGATGACTGATGCCGCATGCGCCTGCCCGACCTGTGGAACCGCATTGCCGTCGACGATCTTCGCGATCGACAGGGAAGCTGGAATTGTCGTTAGCAACGGCCGGTTCGCGCATCTGGCGCCGCAAGAATTTCAGATTTTCCTCACGCTCTACGACGCCAAGGGAAAGCTGAGGAGCAAGGAGCAGCTGCTCCGGGCTGTTGCCCCGATGGTCGACCGCGAGCCGGAGATCAAGATCGTCGACGTCTACGTCTGCAAGATCCGGCGGAAGCTCGCGGGCACTCCGATCGAGATCCAGACCGTGTGGGGCGACGGCTATCGCCTCGTTTCAACAGCAAGAATGGAGAGTGCCGGTGAGTGAAGCCATATCCGCCGATCTCGGCGAAAGACCGTCTTTGCAATGGGTACCGGTCGACAGGATCCGGGTCGACCATAACTATCAGCGCGAGATCCGCGCGAGCCGAGTGGCGCAGATCCTGCGCGACTTCAACTGGGCGCATTTCCAGCCCGTGATGCTGGCCCAGCAGGACGACGGCACCTTCACCGTGTTCGACGGCCAACACCGCGTTGCTGCAGCTCGCGCGCATCCTGCCGTCCATGAGGTGCCGGCGGCAGTGGTGCGGCTCGAGCAAAGCTGCGAGGAGGCGGGAGCCTTCCTGGGCGTCAATGTCAACCGGACGGCTGTGTCGACGGTAGAGAAGTATCACGCCGGCATCGAGGCGGGCGATCCGGAGATGATGGCCGTCTGTGCAGTGCTCGAGGAGGCTGGCTGCGAAGTCATCGCGGCAATCGGCGTCAAGCCAGCGGCAAACAAGACAACGGCTGTCACGGCGGTGAGCCGGGCGATAAAGACTTATGGTGACCAGGCGGTGACGGAGGCCTGCCGAACGCTCGTCGGCGCCTGGCCGAAGGACACTGGTGCCCTGAACGGCGTCATGATCCAGGCGCTTTCTCGGCTCTACCGCAACAATAAGCGGTTCATCAGTCGCGATCGGATGGTGCTCAAGCTCAAGGGCAAGGACCGGAAGATCCTGACCGCTGATGCAGAGACCATCCGTAAAATCGGCGGCGGTGATGCCGGCCTGAACGTCGCGAAGGCCCTCGTCGAGGTCTACAACAAGGGCCTGCAGAAGGATCAGATCGCGATCGGAGCGAGGCCATGACGCCGTCCGAGCTCGACAGGATCTATAGCGAGCGCGCGTCTGTCGTCGCTTCATTGGCGTTCACGTGGCAACCAACGGAACTCGATGCGTCGATCGAGCATCACATTGTCATTGCCGATGCGCCCAGCCTCGTAAAGGACGCGCTTTCGCTTGGTCTCCTCGAGGGCGAGCTCGAGCGCGATGGGCATTGTCTTCGCGGCGATCTTTCCCTTACCGAAGATGGCCGGGTGCTCGTGCAGCGCTGCTGGGCCGACCTCCGGAGGTCGGTGCAATGACGGCACTCCTTCCCATCATCGAGCAGCTCGACGAAGCGCACCACGACCAGGCCAGGGCCGATTGGCTGTTGCGCTGCCCGCTGCAGATCCTCGGCAAATACGAAATGACGATCCGGAACCGGCTCATGCATGCGGGCTTCCATGCCGGGATCCAGTACGTCGAGGTCGAGCTCATCTGCCTTCGCGCCGTGCGGGGCGCCGAGGGCGAGCTCGTCGAAGGTCCGGCCGCTGCGCGCCGGGCGGCCCGGGACGCATTGCACGCGATCGCCTCGGCGCAGGCGGCTGATCACAGCATCACTGAAGTCTGATTTTCCGCCGGGCGGCCGGCGGCAACACGAGGAGCATGGAATGGCAGACAGTGCATATGAAGGATGGGCAATCGTAGAGCTTATGGGGCATCGGACCCGTCCTGGCTACGTCCAGGAGGTCGAGATCGCCGGCGGCAAGATGCTGCGCGTAGACATCCCCGTTTCCGACACCGACCACGTGTCAGAATTCTACGGCGTGTCGGCGATCTACAGCATCCGACCGACCACCGAAGAGATCGCCCGAGAGAAGGCCGGCTACAGCTACCACGATCCGCGGCCCGTGCGGCCTGTCGACTATCGACCGCCGACCGCCCTCGAGGCGAGCGACGACGTCGGCTTTTAAGCGATCGCATACGGGCGTCGCCGGTTTTTTGTCCGTTGTTGCCGGCGGCTCCCAGGGAATGGGGCATTACGAGGGAAAGCATGAAACGGCGGACGCCATACCGGCCCGACCAGGGCCTAGCTCTGTCGCGCATCGAAAGACGGCGGCAACAACTCGGCATCTCACACGTCGAGCTATACACGGTCGCGGAGATCCCGCGAAACACCTATGCCCGGATCTGCAAGTCCGGTCATGCCTTCAAGCGGCACGTCATCGCCCTTCGCTTCGCGATCCGCACGATCGAGCAGCGCCGGCGCCTGTCCGCCAAGATGCTGGGGGCAGACGATGTCTAAGCGGACGTCCGGCCTTCACAGCGCTCTTTTCGCCCTGCGCGCCATCCGATTGGCACTGCATTCGTCGCCGATCCGGCCCGACGATCGGCGCGCAGTCGAGGTCTATCTCCTCGTGACGTGCTGCGGCGTCAACCAGGCGCTGGCGGCCGAGGCCTGCAGCTGCACCAAGCAGAACGTTTCGAAGCTCGTTCGCGCAGTCGAGGACCGGCGCGACAACGAGGCTTTCGATGACATTCTTTCCGCCTTCGAGGCGGTAATGACGGGAGAGTGACCGTGTCCCGCTTTTCCGTCGCCAAGGCCAAGATCCTCGACGAGCTCGAAACCATCCTCGAGCTGCTCTATCGCGCCGAGCGAAAGCACGCGCGCACCGGCCTCTGGAACGTCGTCAATCCCTATCGCCCAGGCGCCAAGCCCGAGCAGATGGCGGTGTGGCTGCGCGGTGCCAGGCGCGGAGCGTTCAAGGATTTCGCCGGCGACGTGAAAGGCGACGCAATCGACCTGGTCGCCTTTGGGCTGCAGGGCTCGATCGACGATACGAGCCGCATGGCGGCGGTGGAATGGGTCGAGGACCGCTATGGTCTCAAGTCCATGTCGCCGGCGCGGCGCGAGCAGATCGACAAGGAAAGCCAGGCGCGGCGCCAGGCGGCAGAGGCGCGCGATCGGCGCCGGCGTGAGACCTCGATCGGCAAGGCGCGGCGGTTCTTCTTCTCCTGCAGCGAGCGCCTGATCGGCACGCCGGCCGACACATACCTTGTCGGCCGCAATGTCGAGATCTCGAAAATCCCGAACCTCGGCCGATCGCTGCGTTTCCGCGACGATTGCGAATACTGGATGCTCGAGGGGCGGCCGCAGCTGCCGGCGATGGTCTCCGCCATGGTCGATGCCGGCGGCCGGATCGGCGCCTGCCACTACACATTTTTGAAGGCGGACGGATCCGGCAAGGCCGAAGTGCCGAAGGCCAAGCTGATGTTTCCGGAGACGACCGGCCTCGTTATCCGCCTGACCAACGGTGCCAGCGGCCTTCCTGCGGAGGAAGCGGCCGCCCAGGGCATCGCGGGCCCGTGCGGGCTCCTCGAGGGGATCGAGGACGGCCTTTCCGGCGCGCAGGCCGTTCCGGATCTTCGCATGTGGGCCGCGGGCAGCCTTCCGGGACTTCTCACGGTTCCCGACCATCCGGCCGTCTCCGCCTGGATCGTCTTCAAGGACAACGACTGGGGCAAGCGCCAGGCGCAGCAACAGTTCGATCGCGCGATCGCGCGGCTCAAGGGCTTCGGAAAGCCGGTGGAGGTGGTCTCCATGCCGGGCGACTGGGGGAAAGACGTCAACGACGCAATAAGGAGCGGATGGTGATGAACATCATGCAGATCAACGCAATTGAGTATGGAGGGGCGATCGCGCATGTCGCGGCCGCGCAGCTCTATTCCTTCCTGGCTGTGGCAGAGGAGGAGGGAACAGTTGGCAAGTCGCTGCCGGGCGGCGACGGGTCGAACTGGTTCGGTGGCGGAGAGGACAATGACGATCCCGCCCAGGACATCCTCCTCCTGGCGGAATATGCCGCCACGCACGGCGCCAGCGGCGAGCGCCTTTGGATCTGGGGCGGGATCACGGGGCTTGTTGTCGATGATATTCCGAAGTCTCAGCGTTTTGCCGACGCGCCGATGGCCCGGCGCTTCGCCTTCGACATGTTCGCAAGCGTTTGCCTGCAGGCCTATCAGCAGCTGACCGCCATCCAGCATGCCGAGTTTGGCCGGGCCCAGCTCGAGCAGCGGGAAAATCCGCCGATCAAGCTCGAGGACAGCATTTTCGAGCCGACCGGCTCTCTTGGTGAGGTCGAGAAGCATTCCGAACAGTTCCTCAGGGATCTCGCCTCGGCCGACCAGGCCCGCGCAGAGGCCGACCAGGTCGACGAGCTGCCGGCGCCGACCGAGACCGATCCGAGCGTCTCGATCCTCATCCCCACCATGTCGATCGGCGCCGCGGCGCCAGCAACAGGAGAAGCGAATGAAGAAGAAACTGCAGGCCAGGGACAGAAAGCGGGCGATGAGGCGGGCGCGGATCCGGACCGATCGGCGGAAGTTCGCACAGCAAATGCTGATCATGGAACGGGCGGGAATGCTGCCGGGAACGATGGATCAGCAGCAGCGGCGGGAGAGATCTCTGAAGCTGGCAACCAGGTGGCGCAGCCAGCCGATGCATGCGCTGGCGAGCCTGATGGCGGCGGCGAGCCCGTCGATAAGGTGAAAAAGCCGGCCCGACCCAAAAAGCAAAAATGAAAATGGGGCCCCAAATGTCAACCGAAAGGCGGTTTTCGGACCGCTTTTCCCCTCCGGTTGAAAAAAAATTATGAGCATAGACAAGCAAGACGACGGCACGAAAAAAACTGGCGGTTTGATCCGCGGTGCGATGGGGAAGGTGCAGCTCGAGCTCAAGCGCCGGCGCGCACCCTATCCCTCTCCTGGCAAGCCGCTCGACGGCATCCAGCCCGGCGAGTGGATGAACGCCAACTACGTCGACGAGACCGGGTTCCTGCCTCAGAACTGCCCGGTGCGACCGCTCGGCTACGATGGCGAGAACTACTATTACGTCGACACCATGGGGCAGGTGTTCAATACCGGCGACGGCGCCCTCGGCGTCGAGCGGCTGCAGAAGCTGTTCGCGGGCCACGAGGATTTCCTCTACTGGGCCTGGCCGGCGAAGGAGCCGAAAAAGATGTTCGCGGATCCCGGCTTCAAGAGCGAGCGGGTCCGCCGCGATCTCTTTGCCGCCTGCCGCGAGCGCGGCGCCTGGTCGTCGACCGACATGGTGCGTGGCCGCGGTGCCTGGCGCGACAGCCAGGGCAACCTGCTTCTGCATTGCGGCGATCACATGTGGATCGATGGCCGGATGGAAGATACCGGCGAGATCGACGATCACTTCTATCCTCGCCGGCCGGCCTCGCTTTCGCCCTGGGCCGACCAGGTCGAGGCGAAGGACAATCCTGCCGTCCAGGTCATGGAGATCCTCCGCACCTGGAATTTCGATCGCGGCGATATCGACGCGATGTTGCTGCTCGGCTGGATCGGCATTGCCATGCTCGGCGGTGCGCTAGATTGGCGGCCGTCGATCTTCATCGTCGGCGACGCCGGTACCGGGAAATCGGAGCTCACCGGCAAGACGGGGCTGCTGAAGACGATCCTCGGCCGGCTGATGGTCTCGACCACAAACGCGACCGAGGCCGGCCTCTATCAGCTCGTCGGCCATGACAGCGTGCCGATCTCGATCGACGAGCTCGAGGGCGACGAAGGACAGGAGCAGGCCCAGCGCGTCATCAAGATGGCACGCGATGCGGCGAGCGGATCCGTGCGTATCCGCGGCGGCCAGAACCACAAGGGCGTCGAGTTCCAGGCGCAGTCGACCTTCATCTTTTCCGGCATCAATCCGCCGCCGCTGCCGCCGGCGAGCTTGACCAGGCTCGCGATCATCCAGCTGCACCCGTTGAAGACAACGAACCCGAAGGCGCCGACGCTGTCGGCCGCCGAGACGGTTGGACCGCGGCTCATGCGGATACTCGCCGACGGGTGGAAGGATCTCGAATATCGCCTCGACGACTATTACGCGATCCTGCGCGAGCACGGCCACGACAGCCGCGGACAAAAGACCTTCGGCACCTTCCTAGCCGTGGCTCACACGATGCTGGGAGACGAGGGATTGCGACGGCTCGGCCTGCCGAGTGACGATCTGTCGAAGTGGGGCGAGTGGCTCGCGGCGGACGCGCTGCCGGAGCTCGAGGGGCGTGCGCCTACCTGGGAGCAGTGCCTCGGCTACATCCTGACCTCCGTGATCGACAACTATACCGGCGGCCAGCGACGCACGGTCGCCCAGGAACTGGATCGGCTGAAGATCGGCGACAACGTTTCGGTCAGCGAGGTGCGGGAGAAGCTCGAGGCGATCGACCTCGGGCTCCTCGGTACGGTCAAAGACGGTCTCACGCTATGCGTGCCGAACCAATCGCGGCAGCTGGCGAAAGCGCTGACGGGGACGCCATTCAGCAATGGCACGCAAGGCAGCTGGAGCTTCGCCTTCAAGCGCGGAGATCCCGGCATCATCAAGCAAAAAATCGACTGTGGCAGCGGCAGGATGGACAACAGGATAACCGTTGCCGGCCGACAGTGCCGCTGCACGTTCATCGACCTCAAAGCCTACACGAAACGACAGCAAACATGACGCCTGCAACCTGCGGCGGCAGAGGACCGCCAATTTTTGTGTTTCTGGAGGGGGAAACCCGAACCCTGACCCTTGGGCGAGCGAGAAATCGCGCGGTTGACGGTTTTTGCCCTGGTGTAGCGTAACGCATGACGTGTGGCGGACGTAGGTTCACTGTCTAGACTGTCTAACGAGTGTCTAACGCCAAAGGCACTTACAAGCATCTGAATTCATTACGAAATTCCGGGCCGTTAGACAGTTAGACAATCTAGACAGCAAATTCCCTCCTAATGCACATGCACATGCGTATGCATACGGAATAATAGGTGTCTATCTGTCTAATTGTCTAAATATGAATGTAAGTAATTGTTTCTATTCATATATTTAGATTAGACAGTATCAAGACACTCGCTAGACAGATGGCGGCGCGAGTGACGAATAAAATAATCGAAAACGACGACGATCAGGAGCTGGATTGGCGTGCCGACGCCGCCGAGGCGCTCGAGCGCGAGGATCCGGAGCGGGCAGCCTCGCGGCGCCGTGGCCGGCCGAAAGGCGCGATCAACAAGCGGACGGCCGACTTCCGCGACTGGTATCAGGCGCAGGGCTTCAAGGATCCGCTGATCGCCCAGGCGCAGTTCCTTTCCGCTGATCCGGACGCGCTGCAGGCGTGGTTCGCCGAGCGGGAGCGGACGTTGAAGGCGATCGGGAAGCAAGTCGGCAAGGCGGTTCCGGCTTTGATCGACATCGTGAAGGAGCAGATGGCCTGCGCTCGCGACCTGGCGCCGTACCTGCACGGCAAGATGCCGACGAAGGTCGAGGTCACGGACGAGCGGCTGCCGATGCTCGTGCTCAACCTCGGCACCAACCAGCTCGACCAGGCGAAGGCGATCGTTCACGGCCGCATGTCGATCGGCGCGCCAATCGTCGAGGCCGTTTCGAGCGATATCAAGGACTTAGCCTCGGATGCTGAACCGTCCGACATTTCGGGAAAAGTCGGAAAGCCGAATTCATGAGCAAAATCAATGCATCGCTACTGATCAGAAATCAGCTGCTTTCGAAGGGGACCGGCAGGTTTGGAGCGATCGGCCTCGGCCCGGGCGGCGGCCGGCGCGGGGTCATGCGCGGCGGGAATGAGGCGGCTCGGGCGGGCGGCGCGCGGCGCTTCCCCCGAGGCCGGCCCCACCCCCCCGTACAGGGGCACGCTCGTGCGCACCGATCGCCATTCGGGCGGATCAGGGTAAGGCATCCGGAAACGGGTCGGTTTGGCCTCATGCGCCGGGACTTGCTCTGCCGCCTGGGGGTTGGGGGTTGGGCTTTTGCGTGCCCCGCGGTCGTTCTCGCTGGTGTGAGGGTCGGGGTATGAGCGGCCATATCAGCAACATCGTCACCCGTGAGGACATCCGGGTCTATGGTGAGGACCAGGTCCGTGCCCTCGTCGCCAAGCTCGAGGTGCCGCAGCATTTCGATCCGTACAACTACACGCCGCCCGGGCCGGTCGCGCAGGCCTTCATCGTTTCGACCGTGCTCACCCGCTTCATCATGGGCCCGCTCGGCGGCGGCAAAACCACCGCCTGCGCCTTCGCCCGCATCTACGCCGCGCTCCTGGCGCCGGTCGCCCGCCATCCTGAGGACGGCGTTCCGACCCGCATGTGCCGTTGGATCGTGCTTCGCGATAGCTTCCGTTCGGCCGAGAAAACCGTTCTCGAGAGTTGGAAGCAGTGGTTTCCGAAGGGCTATGCCGGCTCAGCCTGGGCCGGCGGCAACGATCGGCCGGTTACCCATCGCCTCCGCTTCGTCGGACCTGATGGGATCCGGATCGAGGCCATCACCGAATTCGCGGGCCTCGGGGAAAACTCGATCGAGACCCTGATGAAGGGGCGGGAGTATTCCGGCGCCTGGCTCAACGAAGCCGACACTCATGCGCCGGGCGCGCTCGAGGATCTCGAGCAGCGCGTCGGCCGCTACCCGATGGCAAACCTGCTGATCGATCCGAATGCCCCGCGCATGCGCTTCGTGATCGGCGACCTCAACGCGCCGTCGGTCGACAGCTGGGTCTACCAGACCTTCATCAAAAACCCGACGCCTGATCGCGAGTTCTTCCGCCAGCCCTCCGGACGCTCGACGGAAGCGGAGAACCGCTTCAACCTCGAGGCGGACTATTACGATCGCATCGTGCGCAACCAGGACGACCATTTCGTGCGGCGCATGGTCGACAACGAATTCGGCTACTCCCGCTCGGGCAAGCCGGTCTATGACAGCTTCTCGCGAGCTCGGCACGTGTCGCGCGCGCCGATCGATTTCATTCCGAAGCTCACCCTCAATGTCGGCATCGACATTTCGATGAACTCTCTCAACCCGGCCGCCGTGTTTGGCCAGGCGCGAGCGCCCGGCCGAATTGCCGTCTTCGACGAACTTTATCTGGGGCACGGCGTAGGCGCCGCGCGGTTCGCTGAAGCTTTGCATCAGCGAATTCTTGAGCGGTATGGCGCTGCTCGCGCCATCAGACTGTGGCTTGACCCGGCCGCCGCCTACGGCGCCGACCGGGAGGGCGGTCAGCTGACCGCCATGGAGCAGATCGCGACCACCTGCGGGCTCCCCGTGCTCCTGCCCGCCAACGGATCAAATGAGCTCGGCATGCGATTGGACGCAGTGAAAACAGAGCTCCGCGGCTATCTCGAGCCCGAGACGCACCTGCTCATTTGCTCCGTCGGCTGCCCGCTGCTCCTGGAAGGGATGGAGGGCAAGTATCGCTACAAGAAGCGGCCGGATAGTGCCTCGACCGATTACGAGGAACAGCCGGAAAAGACGCACCCCTGGTCGGATCTTCAGGACGGGCTGCAATACCTGGTGCTCGGCATCCGCGGCCGAACTGCAGGCATCCGTGCCGCAGCCGATCGCGACGACGACCGGCACTCGCCACGTGGCGATCGGCCGGCGAAGGGTTGGGGGGGCGGTAGCCGTGCCGGCCGCGGCGGTTTCGATCCGCACAAGGTGGGACGTCGATGATCTCGGTCAGTTCTCCGGCGACGATCTTCGACATGGCCGAGCTCGGCGGCGCCGCCACGCGGCTACACTGGGCCGTCGTGCGGGAAATGTGGTCTGCCGGCGAGACGTTTGCAGTCCGGCGCGGCGACGATTTGATCGCGATCGCCGGCCTTTACCCGGTCGCGCAAGGCGCGGAGGCCTGGTTCAACGTCCGGCCGGCCGCCGCTGGTAGCATGCGCGCCATCATTCGTGCGATCCGGTTGACCTTAACAGCCCGTGCTTACCCTGAAATCGTGGTGATCTGCACCACCGCTGCAGGCCGCCGGATCGCGTCAGCCTGCGGCTTCGAGTTTGTTGAACATTGCGACATCGGAGAGATCTGGCATGGGCAATTTGCTGGGCGGAAGCAACAGCGGGCGGGATCTGGCGAAGCAGCAGGCGGAGCAACAGCAGCGCCGCACGCTGGCGGATCTGGCGAGGCAGCAGGCGGAGGTCGACCAGGCGGCGGCCTCGAGCAAACCGGGACGTTCGAAAACAGGTAGCCGCCTCTTGACCTTCCTCTCGGGCGAAGGCCTCGACAAGTTCGGGCAGGCTTGATGTTCGAAACAGCGAAGCTGAAAGAGCGGCGCAATGCCGCGAAGCGGGAGCGCGACAGCTTCCAGCCTCTCATGGACGAGGCCTACCAGTACGCGATCCCCTTTCGGAAATCGACCCGGCACACCGGGACCGGCGAGAAGCGCGTCGACCAGGTCTTCGATCACACCGCGATCGACAGCGCTTTCCGTTTCGCCGGCAAGGTCCAGCAGGATTTCTGGCCGGCCGGCCAGGAGAATTTCGAGCTCGAGCCCGGGCCGATCGTGCTGGACACGAAGGAGCGGGAGACCCTTTCCGAGCAGCTCGCACCCATCACCAAAACCGCTCAAGCGTTTTTCGACGATGGCGAGTGGGACATGGCATTTCATGAGATGGCCCTTGATCTGTCGGCCGGTACCGGCGCCATCCTCATGAACTCTTCCGATGAGCCGGAAGCGCTATGGGAGCCGATCTCCGTCTCGATCGACGAGCTCCTGATCGAGCAGGGCCCGAACAACAAGATCTGCGGCATCTTCTGGGACCGGAAGATGAGCGTTCGCCTGCTGATGGAGACCTGGCCGGAAGGCAAATTTGGCAAGGATTTGCAGGAACTCGGCCGGACGAAGCCGGAGGGGGAGATCGAGACGCGCGTCGACACGGTTTATGACCGCAAGTCGAAGCGCTGGCACATGCTTGTTTGGTGCGACAAGCAGGAAACGATCATCTATTCGAGCCAGTCGCGCACGTGCCCCTGGCTGCTTCCGCGCTATTTCCGCGTGCCTGGCGAGACCTACGGCCGCGGCCCTGTCATGCTTGCCATGCCGACGATCAAAACGGTCAACACCGTGGCACGGCTGCAGCTGCAGGCGGCCGCGATCGCCATGCTCGGCATTTACACGGCCGTCGACGATGGCGTGTTCAATCCGGATCTGGCTCCGCTCGAGCCCGGTGTCTTCTGGAAGGTCGCGCGGAACGGCGGAACCCTCGGTCCCTCGATCAACCGCTTCCCTGATCCTCGCCTCGATCTGTCGAATATGGTGCTGCAGGACATGCGCATGGGCGTCAAAGCGACCATGATGGATCAGTCCCTGCCGCCGGATGGCGCTGCCGTCCGATCGGCAACCGAAATCCTTGAGCGCGTGAAGCGGCTAGCCTCCGACCATCTCGGTGCCTATGGCCGCCTGATCAAGGAAGTGACCATTCCGGCGGTCAAGCGGGTGATCGAGCTCGCCTACAACAAGGGGCTGATCAGTAGCGAGATCCCGATCGACCAGTTGCTGATCCGGATCAAGATCAAGTCGCCGCTCGCGATCGCACGCGAGGCGGCTCGGATCGAGAAGATCATCCAGTGGCTTCAGATGGTGCTGATGATCATGCCGGAAGGGGTGGCCCGCATCGCTCACCTCGAGCTCGCCTTGACCGACATCGGTCGCCAGCTCGGCGTGCCCGCTGAATACATCGTTACCACCGATCAGCGCACCGCCATGGACCAACAGGCGGCGGACCAGCAGGCGGCGGCGATCGCCGCCCAGGCCGCGCTCGGCGCAACAGGAGCAGCATAGTGCAGGTAAATTCCCTCGAACACATCATTTCAAGCGCCGGCAAGGCCGGCTGGGAGTGGTTTGAGCAGGCCCCCGAGGCCGTGCGCCGTCAACTCGAAATCGACCAGTCGCGGGCGGGCGAGGACGGCAAGGCGATCGCTCGAGCCTGGGCTCGCTTCGCGCGCAGCCCCGATGGCCGCAAGGCGCTCGAGGCGCTCTTCGACAAGACGCTCCGCCGCACCGTGTTCTTCACACAGCTCGGTTTGGATCCTGCCTCGATGGCGAACTGGGGCGCGTTTCGCGAAGGCCAGAATGCGCTTGCGCACGAGATTGCCCGGCAGATCGGCCTGGGCAACCAGGAGAAGGTGAAGCCGAGAGACGTCTAAGCAGGAAAGGAAAGGCGTGACATGCGATACCTGTTCAATCGATATTTACCCGTTTTTGACATCGAGGGTGGCGGCGGCGGTTCCGGCGGTGGCGGTGAACCGGGCACCGGCGGCGGTGCGGATCCCGGCGCTGGTGGAGTTTGGTCTCCACCTCAGGGCCTGCCGGCTGAATATGCCGGCGGCAATGCCGACGAAACGCTTGGCAAGCTCCTCGGCGGCTTCACGGACCTGAACACCCGTTTCGGCGGTCTCCGCGAGAAGCTGGCAAAAATGCCCTCGGCGCCGGAAAAGCCGGACATGTACACCTTCGAACCGGGCGACAATCTCAAGCCCTTTTTCGGTGATCTGACCAAAAATCCGGCCTTTGCCAGCGCCCGGGAGGCCGCCCACAAGCACGGCCTTTCCCAGGAGCAGTTTGCCGGCTTCATCGCCGACGTCTACTCGCCCCTTGCCGAGCAGGGCGTGCTGGCGCAGCCGTTTGATCCGGTAAACGAGATCAAAGGATTTCAAACGGCTACCGGGCTCGATGCCAAGGGCACCCAGGAGGCGCTGATCGCGGCAGAGACCTTCGCGAAAGGGCTGACCGGGCAACTGAAGGATGTTCCGGACGCGCTCAAAGCCGACGTCGAGGCTCATCTCATGTCCTTGACCGACACGGCCGCCGGCAACGTTCTGCTGCGGGCGCTCGCCGGCCGGCTCGGCGAGAACGGTATCCGCGTTTCCGGTGCGCCAGGCGGTCAGGGCGAGCTGACTGCGGCCGACCTCGCCAAGCTCGATGCTGATCCACGCATCGATCCGCGTAACCGCGAACACGCGGATCCGAACAAGCGCTTCGATCCGGATCTTCGGAAGCGCTACGACGACGCATACGCACGCCTTCATTCCGGCCGCTAACCCTCCCAGCGGACCGCAACTGGCCGGGTCATTGTGCCCGGCCTTTTTCATGAGAAGTTGACCCCACGCCCGCCCGCTTATCGTCAGATCAGCAGCGGGCGTGACCTGCACGGCTCATGGCCTCTCCGGCGGCGACCGGACCTGTGAGCCCAAGCGGCCTCTCTCCCCGGTGTTTCCCCCTTTAACATCGGAGCGACTCCATGACGATCAATGCGAATAACTGGAATACCACCCAGTTCGCCAACCGTGCGATGCACATCTATCAGCAGAAGGGCAACCGCCTTCGTCCAACCGTGACCCAGGCGATCCGGATCGAAAACAACGAGAAGGCCGTTTTCTGGCTCGCCGGCAAGACCAAGGCAAAGAAAAAGACCCGCCGCGAGCGCAACATTCCCGGGAACGGCGAGCGCAAGAAGTTCGAAGCACCGCTCGAAACCTGGGTGGCCTTCGACACCGTCGAGGAATATGACGTCGACCGCATGACCGTGGACGAGAAGGAAATCGTCTACGAAAGCGGCGCCAACGCCCTCGGCCGCGCGACCGATATCGAGATCTACGCCAAGATGAATGCGGCGATCGCATCCGGCGCCGTGCCGGCCGAGCTCGATTTCTCCGCCGGCGCTTTTTCTGCCGCCAATGCGCTGATGCTCTGCAAGCATCTGCAGGAGGATAAGGTTCCGTGGGATGGCAACGTGTACTGCGGCCTGCCGGCGCTGCAGTGGAACCAGCTGCTCGCCAACAAGATCGTCAACTCCTCCGACCATGTCGGTTCGGATCTGCCGTTCGTGAAGGCGACCGATACTCGCTTCTGGAACGGCGTCAATTGGTTCCTCTTCGTCGAGGAGGATCCCCAGGACCTCTATCCCGTCCCTTCGGCGAACAAGCAGGATCTCTTCATCTGGCACAAAACGGCAATGGGCTGGGGCAATAACACCGATCTCCGCGTGATCCCCCAGTGGGACAACTACGAGGACTGCTGGACGATCAACATGCAGGCGAAGGGCTGCGCCACCACCATGCAGGAAGGCAAAGGCATCAAGCGCTTCCGCACCTCGTCGAACAGCGCGATCGCCGTCGTCTGATCTTTACGCCTGGTCGGGCGGTTCGCCGCCCTTCCTGCTTTCTCAACCAGGAGATTTCTACCATGGCCTTCGACATCAAGGGCTTCCGCACCGTCGACTACATGAGCAATCCGTCGGGTGCGGCGGGCGCCAACCTCGGCGTCCATAAGTACGTCACCAACGACGACACCGCGGCTGTCCAGACCGCCGGCTACTTCAACTCGCTCGCCACCCGCGTCAAGGTCGGCGATCACATCGACATGACGCTCGACCTCGACGGTACCGTGATGCGGCGCAATTACGTCGTCTCGGGAAATACCGGGGGCGTTGTCGCTATCACTGCGCAGAACGTCGCCTAACGTTTAGCGCGAGTGTGCCCCTGCCGGATCACGCCCCGGCAGGGGTTTTCCCTTTTCAGGAGCGATTTTCATGGCCTTGCTGACCGCGATCGATATCGTGAACGCCGCGTTCAATCGGATCGGCGAGACGCCGATCGAGAGCTTCGACGACGACGGCGAAAGCGAACAGGATGCGTCGCTGATCTACGAGGAGGTCGTCGGCTTCAATCTCGGGCTCCAGCCTTCCGGTTTCGCCTTTGCGCGTGAGGTGCGGCAGCTCTCGAAGCTCTCCGGCGCCACTCCGCTGACAGGCTATACGAACGTCTTCGACATTCCGGGCCCATACACCGGCCTGCCGATCTTCCTCAGCGATGACGTCACCGACCCCGATCGGCGCTTTACCGCATTCATCCTGACCGGCGGCCAGGTGCACTCCGACGCCGATCCGCTTTTCGCCATGGTCAAATTCCGGCCGGATCCCCATCGCTGGACCGACACCTTCCGCTCGGCCACGATCACGGCGATCGCCTCCCGCCTGGCGTTTGCCGTCGCATCGGATCGGACCACGTCCGAGACGCTGCGCGCCGAGGCCTATGGCACTCCTTCGGAAAACTTTCGTGGCGGCATGATGCGCGCGGCGCTCGCCGAAGACGGTTTCGCCAATCCGCCCCGCCGCGCCGACGTCGACAATAATCCGCTTACCCGCGCCTGGAGGAGCTGATGGTCGCGCGCCCCGGACGGCCGCAGGCCGCATTCACCGCCGGCGAGCTCGATCTGCTGCTGCACGATCGCACTACGCTGAAATACTACTCGACCGGCCTGCGGCGTGCGGAGAACATCCAGATCGCACCCCAGGGCGGTTTTCGCCTGCGCGACGGAATGCGCCATGTCGGCGACCTTCCCGCAAATGCGCAGCGCATCTTTCCCTTCGATGCATCAAACGGATCTGCGTTCGACCTGGTCATGTCGGGCGACACTTGCGACGTCTGGGGCGTCTCGGCCAACCTTGCGACCTTCACGATCTCCGGCGCCGGCAGCTATCTGCCGCAGCTCACGGTCGCGCAGCAATCCGACACGATGCTGGTGTTTCACCAGGATCTGCGCTCGAAGCGGGTGCGCCTGACGAACAGCGGCTGGGTGGTCGATAATCTGCCCTATGAAGATATTCCCAACTACGATTACGGCGGAACCTACACCAATGGCGTGCCGGCGAAGTGGCGTCTCGAGTTCGTCGGCCTAGCCGCCACCACGACGACCTTTGTGCTCACCGTATCCGGTCAGGAGACGCAGTCGATCGCCTACGACAGCACTATGACGACGCTGGCCGGCCTTATCCAAACGGCGATCAACGACCTTCCAAACGTCAGCGCGGGAACGACTGTTGCGGCCGGCACTGGCGCCACCATTACGATCGAATTCACGGGCGCCGGCAACGAAGGCGACGGTTGGGCCGTCTCCGGTCGCGTCATCAACAAGGCCGATGCTGCTATTCTTTCGGTCAAGCAGGTCGCCGGCGTCGTGCCAGGCGAGCCGCTGATTTCGACCGCCAAGGGATGGCCCCAGTGCGGCTGCTTCTACAATCAGCGCCTGATCGTCGGTGGCTTCAAGTCTCTGCCCAACGCCTGGATGGCTTCGAAGTCTGGCGACTTCTACAACTACGATCAGCGTTTCACCGAGGCGAACGGCCCGATGCTGGTGCCGATGGACATCGCCGGCGGCGAGCAGCTTGAGCGGATCGTTCCTTCCCTCAACCTGCAGATCTTCACGAGCAAGGCGGAATACTGGATCGCAGAACGCGCTCTCTCCCGAACGCAGGCGCCGAACCATGTGCAATCTTCCCGTCATGGATCGCGCAGAGGCATTCCTGTTGTTGAGAATGAAGGCGCCTCGATTTGGTGCCACGCCAACGGCGCGACGATCGGCGAGATGCGCTACACCGACGTCGAGGGCAACTTCGTCGCCACCGACATTTCGCTGCTCGCCTCCCATCTTTTGATGGATGTGCGCGACATGGCCGTGCGCCGGGCAACCGATCGCATGGACGGCAACATTCACGCGATCGTCCTTGGCGACGGTAAGGCGCGGCTAGTCACTATGCTGCGCGAACAGGAAGTGACCGCCTATTCGCGCCTGGTGACGGACGGGCTTGTCAAGGCGGTCGCATGCAACGGTCGAAACCAGCTCTCGTGGATTACCGAGCGGGGCGGTGACCGCAAGCTTGAGCGCATGGAAGAAGGCCTGCTGCTCGATGAGGCGCAAGACTTCAGCTTTGGCCCAGCGTCCAACATGTTGACCGGGCTCAGTCGTTTCAACGGTCGCCAGGTCTGGGTCATCGGCGATGGAGACGTTTTCGGTCCCTATACGGTTTCCGGCGGAACTGTCACGCTTCCGATCGCCGTCTCTGCCGCGACGGTCGGCACCTGGAAACCGCCCATCATCGAGACCTTGCCGCCACCTCGCGACATCGGGCCGAATGTGGTCTTGAAGCGCAAGGCGAGGATCCACACGGTTCACATTTCCGTCGTCGATACGACTAGCCTTGCGATCTCCACGAACGGCAAGCCAGTGCGAAACGTCGAGCTCGCGCGTTATGGTGCCCTTGCGGACGTGCCAGAGCTCGAGCAGGGCTTTACCGGCACGGTGAAGATCTCCGGGCTCAAGGGCTACGCGGATGATCCATTCGTAACGATCAGCCAGGTGCGCCCGGGTAGACTGAACGTCAGGGCGATTACCGTCGAGACTGCACTATAGGAGGTTTTCGATGGAGCTTGCAGTCGCAGCTTTGGGGAAGGTTTTTGCAGGTCTGGGGCTTGCCGGCGCCAGCGCAGGAGGAACGGCGGCTGCGACCGGCGCGACAGCGGCCGCGGGCGGTGCTGCTGCGGGATCCGGAGCACTGAGCGCTCTGCAGGGGATCGCCACGACGCTCAAGGTGCTCGGCGGTATCGGCGCCGGTGTTGCGGCAAAGAACGAGGCGGAAGATGCAGCAGTGCAAACGGAGCTTCAGTCCGGCCAGGAGCAGCTGCAGTCGACGCAGCGGCAGACGTCGATGAAACGCGAGCTCGCGCGCGTGCTCGGTCAGAACGATGTCATCTATGCTGCCGCCGGGATCGATCTTTCCGGCGGTATCGCCCAGCAGCAGGCGGCGGAACAGAAGCGGCGCGCGACCGATGAACTCTCGATCGAGCAGCAGGATAGCGAATTCCGGCGAGCGCTTTATCGCGTCCGTGCCAGGGGCCAACGTGCGGCCGGTCGATCGGCGATGCGGGGCGCGTTGATCGGCGCGATCGGGGACGTCGCACAGTATGGCATGGATGTAGGGAACCGCGGCTGATGGCAAACAGGCAAGTTCGCAACCCGGGTCAAGTGGGCCGTTTCGAGGAGGTCGGCCGGGTCTCCGTCGACGTGCCATCGTTCGCGGTTGACACGGGGTCGGCCGCTCGAGCGCTGGCGAATGTCGCCGGCGGCTTGTCCGGCACCCTCGGCAAGCTCGCCGATCGGGCGGCGCAGCGCGAGGGCGAGCTCGCCGGTCTCTCCGCCGGAGCTCAATCGGGTGCTGCCTACCTGCAGGCTCGTGCAACCGACGAGGCGGCCGCGGCGTCGAACCGTGGCCCCGGCGTCATGGTTCGAGCGCCAGGCAATTTGCGCAAGATCGTTTCTGACGCCGCAGTCCGGCATGGCGTAGTTCCGGGGGCATTGCTCAAGATCGCCATGATCGAAAGCTCCTTCAATCCGAAGGCTCAGAACCCGAGCTCAAGCGCCGGCGGGCTATTCCAGTTCGTCGATGCGACCGCTCGTCAATATGGCCTTGCTGATCGCTTTGATCCGGAGCAGGCCGCCGACGCCGCCGCGCGCCTGGCAAAGGACAATGCCGCCCATTTGCAGAAAGTGCTCGGCCGTGCGCCAACGGCAGGCGAACTTTATCTAGCTCACCAGCAAGGCGCCGGCGGAGCGGCGAAGCTCCTGAAGAACCCCGGCGCACGCGCCGTCGACGTTGTCGGCGCCAAGGCCGTACGGCTGAACGGCGGCTCGGCCGATATGACCGCAGGGGCCTTCGCCAATCTGTGGATGAGCAAGGCGGGCGGAGGCGCAAGTGTAACGGATCCGCTTGCGACCGCCTCGATCGCTAGTACGCCTCTCTCGCGTGAACCTCTGGCGCTCCGTCGCGATGGCACGATCCGCGGGGAGGCCTTCGATGATGCAGCTGCCAGCGCTTACGCCTGGCGCATGCAGGAAGGCCTTTCGCGCGATCTCTTCGCCGCCCAGGCCGAGTTTGAGGACGACCCGGCCGGTTTTGTTGCGGCCGCCGACAAGATCCGCAGCAATTATCTGCAGGACGAGGCCCTTGCAGATCCTCGGATGCGTGAGGGCTTCGACAAATATTTCGCCCAGCGGTCGGAGGCATACCGGGAAAACATCGTCGCCAGACATGAGCGCCGGCTGCGCGATGAGCAGGAGGCGTCCTTCGCGAGCGGCTACGCCGCGCAGCTCGTCGACATCGAGCGCCAGGCGCAAGTGCTCGGAGCAAACCCGAAGGGCGATCAGCTGATCGGTGACCAGGTCAAAGCCTTTCAGGCGTCGATCGACGGCGCCGTCGCATCCGGTACCCTGTCGCCGGCGCAGGCGGAAAAGTACAAGCTCGAGGTGGCAGAGACCGCCGCGCGCGGGCGCATCCAGGGCGTCTATGATGCATTGCCCACGCCGGAGCGGAAGCGGGAATTTGCGTTGTCCGTGCTTGACGATTGGCGCGAAGGTGAAGGGCCCCTGGCTGCTCTGCCCTACGACACGGTCAGAGGCATATCCGATAGTCTTCGTCGTGACGCGCAAAGCCTGGTCGAGGCAGCCCGGGCAGCGAACAAGGTTGAGGCAGCCCGCCTTACCACCATGATCCAGGATGACGTCGAGAGCATCACCTCGAGCGGCAAGGGATTGCCTGGCGGCGCCGATGGTCTCGACCCCGTCAAGGTGGGGCAGGTTCTCGGTGCGGAGAAGCTTGCCGATTGGCAGATCAAGCGCGAACGCGCCGGGCGGATCTACGATGCGACCTCAGGCATGGAGACGCAAACGGCCGAGGACATCACCGAGCGCCTAGCGCTGCTGACGCCGAAGGCAGGCAGCGTCGGCTTTGCCGAGCAGGCCGACGTCTTCGAGGCGGCACAGAAGAAGGCGTCGGCCGTTCTGAAGGCGCGCGCCGACGATCCGGCGACCGCGGTCGAAAAGGCTTTTCCCGAAGTCAAGCAGTTGGCGAGCGAAGCGAACCCGCAGGATCCGGCCTCCATGCAGGCCCTCGTTTCCGCTCGCCTCGAGGCGCAGGACGCGATCGGCGTCGCGGATCTCGCGCGCGAACCGTTGACCGTCGCGGAAGCGAAAAATCTGGCGCGGCCAGTAAGCCTGCAGCAAGATCCGAAGGCGCAATCCGACGCGATCATGCAGCTGGTCTCCCAGGTGAGCATTGCCTATGGACCGCATGCTGAGCGCGTGCTCAGCCAGGTGCTCAGCGTCCAGGGCATAGACAAGGAAATGGCCCGCAATGCTGCCGCACAGTTCCGGCGGCTTTCCAAGGGCGGCGCCGTGACCACGAGCGATCGCCGGCAGTCAAAGGTACTCGACGAAACGGCGGCCGCCGAGAGCAGCGCACGGCCGATCAGGGCGCCAATCACGGGTCCTGTCGGCCGATCGGAAAACCCGATGGAAGTTGTGCCAAGCCCAGCGCGTCAAGCCACCGACATGCGCTTCCCGGCGCGGCCGACGCTCGCCAGCATCCAGCACCTGAAGGAAAACCCGCAGCTCGCGCCGCAATTCGACGCTCTCTTCGGTGAAGGTGCCGCCCGGCTCTACCTGCCGCCTTCGAGCGGTCAGTAACGGTTGACCTGATTTCCCGAGCCATATCCTGCGAGCCTCCATCACTGCGAGGCTCAAATGGCAGACGAGGCAATCGGCGGCATCAATCCCTTCATCGCGTTTCAGCAGCAGCAGGACGCCACGGTCGAGAACCTCGATCCCGGGCTCCTCGATCGCTTCTGGACGAACTATGAGGCGGGTCAGCGCTACAACACGGTCCTCGGCGCTACCTACGACGCTTCAACGCCCAGCCGCCAGGAGGAGAGAAAGCGCTTCGACCGGTCCTATGAGACCTATCCGGAGTGGGATGGTCTCCTCGAGGGCGGCGCGGCGCTTGGTGGCCAGATCGCCGGCACGGCCGCAAGCCCGGAAAACTTTATTCCGATCGGTCTCGGCGAGAAGATCCTCGTCGGCGCCAAATCGACCGTCACGGGCATCTGGGCGCGGATCTTCTCCGGAGCCGTCGACGCTGCGGCCGCGAATGCGGTTGCCGACGCGGCCATTCAGGGCATCGAGATCCAGTCGGATTTCCGCGATCGCTTTGATCCCGTGCAGTATGGCGCCGGCATTCTCCTCGGCGCCGGCATCGGTGGCGGCGCCGGCGGCGCCGGGAAACTGATCGGCGATCGCGCCGGCCGGTCTGCGACCGCGACTGCGGACCAGGCCGCGCCGAGCCAGGCGGCCGAGGCTCCGGCCGACAATCCTTTTGTGCCGCTGCAGCAAGCGCAGCCCGCCGGCGGATCCCCGGAACCTGCTGCCTTGCCGGCGGTGCCCACCAGTGGAGCTCCGGAGCCCGCAGCGCTGCCGGCGCCGGTTTCCCGTCTCCCTACGGCAGTTGAGCCTACGCAGCCCGCCGCGGGCGCCGAGACCATCGGTGAGACTCTTTCGACCAGGGCGGCCGAGGCTCGAGGGCTTGCAGTGACCGCCGACCAGGTCGATCGCGTGGCGCGCACGGCCGTCGACGTCAGCAAGGCTCCGAGGCGGCCGCAGTCGCTGACGGACTTCCTGGCGGCAGAGGGCGGACTGCGCGACGGTGGCGGCGAGCTCGCCGCGATGGGAGTTTCGCGCAAGTTTGTTCCCGGTCGCGGTGCACTCGTGCGCGCCGGCGGCCAGGAGCTCGACAAGGCCAGAGAGGCGGCTGCGCAGGCCGGTTATTTCAACCATCTCTATGGATCCGCGGAGGAGGCTACGGCGAAGAGCACCGTCCGAGATCTGCTCGACCTGGTCGACCAGGAGAACCGCGGCCGGCCTGCCTACAGCATGGCGGAGGCCGACCGGGTCACCGCCATGCAGGAATACGAGAACCAGCTGGCAGCCCGTGACGACTATCGGACGTTCGTCGATCGGATTGCTACCACGCTCAACGAGATGGATGCCGGCGTAACCTTGGATGATGCCGTCCTTGCCCGTGCAACCGACATCATGATAAACGAGAAGATAGACCCGCTCGACGCTTTCGATCGGGCAATCCTCGAAGAAGAAGCCCGCCTCGAGGCGGCAATAGCGGAACGTGGTGGCAGCGATGCAAGCAGCAAAACAGACGCAATCCCCTTCTTCGACGACGAGCCAGCCGGCGGATCTTCTCAAGCGGGCGGCCGCCTGGGAGGAGCGCAGCAAGACGGCGGATCCGGAGGACGCGGCCCACATGCAGCGGACGGCGAGCAATCTCCGGCTGCTGGCAGCGTTGCGCGGCCAGAAGACGGCGTAGTTTCTGGCGAGCGGGCGCTGATCGAGACCGCCCGTCAAGAAAAGCAAGCAGGCGATTTCCTGATGGCGCAGCCGCTCACCGGTCTGCGCGGTCAGCGCGCGCGATCGGGCAGCATTGCAAAGGGAGCTGTCGAGCGGATCGCCCGGGTGCGTGAGGCGGCCGAAGCACTTGCCAAGGCGTTAGACGTCGCCGCTACGCGACAGGGCCGGATCTCCGGCGGCAAGCGCGTGCGTGGCACCTTCGATACCCGCGACAGCGTCGTGCGGGTGCGATCGCTCGACGACTTCGACGTGCTGACCCACGAGTACGGCCATCACCTTGACGCGAAGATCCCGGCGGTTAAGGCCTTCATCAAGAAGCACTCGACCGAGCTCTCGAAGCTCGATTATGATCCCGTCGCTGGCCGCGACTATGAAGGCTTTGCCGAATTCTTCCGGCTCTACCTCACCAACCGCGCCTATGTCGACACGAACTACGCGCCGATTGCCGCGGAGTTTCGCCAGGTGCTCGACCAGGTGCCGGAAATGCGCGACGCGATCGACGCCGCAACGCAGGCCTGGGACGCTTTCCTGTCGGCGCCGTCCTCCGTTGCCGTGCGATCGACCATCGTTTCAGCAAAGCGGGACGGCTGGGTCGCGTCGGCCGCCAAAGAGCTCAAGAAAACCGGCCTCGGCGGCACGATCGCCGACGTCCTGCAGCGGATCTACACCTTTGCCTTCGACGATCTCAACCCGATCAATCGAGCGGTCTCCTATCTGCAGGATCTTCACCTCGAGAACAAAGGCAAGCCGCTCGACCTCAAGGTGACGGCCGATCCTTACAAGCTCGCCCGGATGTCCCGCGGCGCCTATGCGGCCGGACACATGGACGTCATGTATGGTGTCGCCCCATATCGCGGGATCCATCCGGCAAGCCCGTCGCTGCGCGATGCAATTATCGAGGCGACCGGAAAACCGAATGCAATGTCCGGCTGGGATGAGGAGAAGGTCGCCGAATTCGGCTCCTACCTCTGGTCCAGGCGCGCGATCGGCGAATGGGAGCGTTATCGCAAGGGCGAAATTCCGAACCCGCCAGACAAGCTCACCGAAGCGGATCACGTCCAGAACGTCGCGGATCTCGAGGCGGCAAACCCGGCGTTCGTTTCGGCCGCGGCAAAGGTGCACGAGTTCTCTCGAGCGCTCTGGCGGAAGAAGCTCGAGGCGGGGCTCATCGATCAGACGACGCACGACGAAGGCCTCTTGATCCGCGACTATGTTCCAGGTCTTCGCGATTTCTCGTCGGACACCGACATGAACGTGCCGCCCGGCCGCTCGAAGGGAAAGACGGCAAAGGGCGGTTTCGCCCGCCGCTTCAAGGGGTCTAAGCGCGACGTCATCAATCCGCTCGAGAGCGTGGCGGCCGACGCCTATGAAACGGCGATGGCAATCGCACGGAATGACGTGGTCAAGGCGCTGCACCGCCTAGCCGTTAATGCTGGCGAAGGCGCCGGCCGGATCGCGGAGATCGTCCCGGCAAAGGAACTGCGAGCCTCGATGATCGACCCGCTCGAGGCGGTCGAGAACGCCGCCCGGGCGGCCGGTCTCTCCAAGCCTGATATCGTCGTTTTGCGCGACGCGGTCGAAAGCGCCGTCGGTTCGGAAAAGGCGGCTGTCTTCCGGCCGGCGATCATCAACGAAAAAGGCGAGCCGATCGCCTTTTTCCGCGACGGCGGCCAGCTGAAGGCGTTGCGCCTGGCGGACGGCAAGTTCGGTCTCGACATGTATCGGACGCTGGTCGCCATGAGCCAGCACGAAAAGAACTTCTGGCTCGAGCTGGTGGCGATCCCGGCGCGGATCCTGCGCGCCGGCATTACGACGTCGTTTGAATTCATCGGTGCCAACTTCGTCCGCGACCAGGCAATGGCCGCGGTCTACTACGGCAAACCTCTGCAGCGGATCGCCAGCACGCTGCGCGGCGGTTTCGACGAAGTGACCGGAAAGGAGATCGCGCGCTCCTATTCGCGCGTCTACGGGATCTCGGGAGGGAGCGAGACGGCTTCGCTGTCTACGGCTATGGCGGAGCGGGATATTTCGGCGCTCAAGCGAAAGGGCTGGATTGCCCAGCGGTTTACCTCGTTCCGCGGCGTGCTCGAGGCGGTCGAGATCTCTGAAACGGCGACGCGCCTCGGTCTCTTCCGGACGTTTCAGCAGGAAGCCAAGGCACGCGGTCTCAGTGAACACGAAGCGTTGTTCGAGGCGGCCTACCGGGCGCGCGACTATCTCGACTTTGATCGGCGTGGATCCGGCATGGCGGCGTTGGCGCGGGTGATCCCTTTCCTCAATGTGGCGCTGCAGGGCCTCGACAAGGCCGGGCGTCACATGATCTCGCCGGTTGCGCGGAAGGTTCTCGGCCAAGCCACGACGGTCGAAGATGCTCGTGCGGCCGCGCTTGCGGCCAAGACCTGGGCGCGCCTGGCTGCCCTGGTGACGGCGTCGGTTTCGATCTATGCGCTGATGAGCCGCCATGAGGATCACGACGAGATCTCGGAAACGACCAGGTCTACGCACTGGATGGTGAAAACAGGGGACCGCTGGACTGCCATTCCGAAGCCCTTTGAGTTCGCCGTGGCCATAAACCTCGGCGAGGCCATGTTCGACGCCATGGTGCGCAAAGACCCGTCCGCGGCCGGCCGTTGGTGGGACAGCCTCTCGACGACCCTCACGCCGCCGTCGCTCCTCGAGGGCAACCCGGCAATCAAGAGCTATTTCGAGCTCAAGTCGAACACGAACTTCTTTACCGACGCGCCGATCGTGCCGGACCATCTGCGCGGCATGGAGCCGTTCCTGCAGTACACCGCGCGCACCTCGGCTTTCTCCAAGCAGCTCGGGCGCATCTTCAACGTCTCGCCTGCGATCTCCGATCACCTGATCGCATCCTTCGGCGGCAGTTGGGGCCGCAACCTGCTTTCGCTCTACGACCTCGCGCAGCCGGACGCGCCCGCCGCCGGTTGGGATGACGTGCCGTTCGCGCGTCGCTTCATCAAGGACGCGGCCAAGGGCGCGCAATCGACGACGATGTTCTGGGAGCTCGCGGGCCAACAGGAGGGCAAGCTCGAGGGCAAGGCGCTGAGCTGGCGCGAGCTCGCGGAAGCGGGGGACGCCGCCGGCGCCGCCGACTTCTATGCCGGGCTCAATCAGGTAGAGAAAGCCTATGTGGCTGTTTCTACCCAAGAGGCGAAGGTGAAGCGGCTGCACCCGATCGTCCGGGCTCGCGGGGCCATCCAGGCGATCGGCGCCATGCGGCGCGAGCTCGCGGCGAACGATGTCCGTGACGCTGACGGCAAGACGGTTTCCGTCAGTTCGGCCGAGCGCGGTGCTGCGGACGATATCCTTTCGGACCTCTCCATGGTGATCGCTCGCAACGCTCTGCGCGAGGCCGGCGTCTCCGGCTGGGCCCAGCGATCGGAAATCGAAGAGACCGGCTACTATCGCGAGCTCGAGGCGTTGAGCCCCGCGCTCATCGAGCGACTTGGCAGTGGTTATGTCGGCAAGAAAGTGTGGAGCTGGGACGCGGTGAAATCGGCCTGGCCGGAGCTGCGCAACCGCCTCCTTGAGGAGGGAAGCGAGGCCACGGTCGACGACCTGGTGGCGGACGTGGAGAGCCAAGGCTTTGCCGTAGACGGCGTGAAGGCGAAGCGGCGGGAAAAGCCGGAACTCGTCCCGTAGCGCCGCTTCAACTTATCAGAGAATCATGCTTACCATGCTCTCTCGAGGGCATCGTGGCATGGGGGACTACATGCGAGATTTCTTTGCAGGACTGGTGGGTGTGATTGGCTGGCTGGGAGCGATGGCGCTTTCATTCGGCGTCTTGGGCTTGTATCTAGCCGCGTTCTTTGAGGGGGCTGAGTTGTGGTTTGGCTGGGAAGGCTATTGGGTGGCAATCCTGGGCGTGTTGCTCATGATGTTCCTCGGCTCTCTCGGCACTGTCGCGGTCGCGATCATCGGCGGATATGGCGCCTATTACGGCTGGGATTGGCATTGGCTGGCTTGCATTGTCGTCTTTTTCCCGGGCTTGGCCTTCATGGTCGGCGGGCTGGCGATGGCTGCCGTCGGGCAAGTGTTTTCCAGGGCGCGCACATGACTAGGATTATCGCGGGGATCGCGGCAATTGCTCTCGTCGCAGCGCTGGCACCATGGCCTTATGACTATTATCGCCTGCTGCGCGTCCTCGTCTTCGGCGCCGGCGTTTTCTGCGGTATTGCTTTGCTGGAAAAGGATAGAGGTCTTGCAATCGGACTGTTTATCTCGGCCGCGGTTTTTAACCCGTTCCTTCCGGCGCATCTCACGCGTGACATCTGGTCCGTCCTGAATATCGCGGGGGCTGCCTTATTCGCGCTGAGTATCTACCGTCTCCGCCGGGCTTGACCTCCGGTTGACCTCACTTCGCTCATGAAAAGCTGTCCTCTCCACAAGAGGGCCTTTCATGAGCGTCGTTCTACCCATCGAACAAGATGACCGTTTTCGCATCCTGACCGCATCGGCCGGACAGACCGTGCTTGCCATCACCTTCCCGTGGCAGGACGACAACGACATAGGCCTTCTCAAGCAGGTGGACGGCGATTGGGTACAGCTCTCTAGGCCGGCAAACTACTCACTCATCGGAGCGGGGGAGCCGTCCGGCGGAAGCGCAACCCTCACGACGCCGGCGCTTGAGGGTGAGAAGTACCTAGTGCTCGGCGCCGCAATCCTCGATCGGCTTTCCTCCATCGTTCGCGACGGCCGCTTCAATTCCAAGAACATTGATGACGAGCTCGATCGCAATAGGATCATTCAACAGGAGCAAGCTCGGGACCTCGGACGCGCAGTTAAGGTTGGCTTCGGCGAACAGTCGCAGGATTTGCCCTCTCCGGACGGGGTGAGCCTCATCGGCTGGGGCCCCGATAACAAGCTCATTAACCGACCGGGGGAAGGCGAGAGTGCGGCTGCAGCCGAGGCGGCTGCAGAGGCGGCTCTCGCTGCCGCCAATGCGGGATTTGTCTTCGCTACGGAAGCGGATTTCGAGATCGCCAACATCCCTCCGGTTCTGCAGTTCGTCCGAACGGCCGGCTACTACAGCCCCGGAGATGGTGGCGGTCACACAAAGGTTAGGCGCGCTGGTCCTCTGACACCTGCTCCCGGTCTCAAGTTCGTCAGTGGCGCGTGGTGGGAAATCTCTGAGGAGCGTCCCAATCCGATCATGTTTGGCGCTGTCCGTGGTGATGCCGGGCCGAGCCATATTACCAATGCCGGACCGGCGCTTGAGGAATGGGCCGATTTCATCAATGCGACGAGAGGCAGTTGGGAGATTTTGCCCGGTGCGTATCTGTGCGACCGGACGATCTACATCGATGATCCTTCGAAGGGATCCGGCCTCGGTGCCCTTGGACGTTGGGAAACCCCGTTCTTCGATCTCGCGTCGATGGAGATCGAAAAGGGCGTAACGATCATTATGACGGGCACTGGCCCGAAGGATCAGACGCTCGATTTCTGTTCTTCGATGCGCCACAGCGGTGCCTTCCGGGTTAACCCGAACCGCTCCTACAACAATGCCTTCGACCAGTATTTCGAGGCGGCGGACTTCACCAATGGCGATGCCGTCGGCGCCACCAAGGCGACGCTGAAGCCGTTTTCTGCCGGTATCGTCTTCGGTAGGACTGGCCTGTCGAGCAAGACGATCGCCTGCAACATTCGCGTCGTGCCGCGCTGCGACGATGGTATCAATGGCCCGCTGGCCGGCTACCTCGCGGCGAACATGAATGCCTATATTCCGTGGGACCAATGGGATGTCGGCATCCTGATCATGAACCCCTACACGGCGAACCTGCAGGACATGCAGGCCGTCGGCTACTGGCACATGAATATCGGCATCCTGCAAACGTCGATCCGCTTCGGCAGCGCGCCGACTGGCGGTCGCGGCGAAACCTGCCTGATCGAGCGCTGCGATATCAACGGCTATTCCGTGCGCCAGGGCGATCCCTATCCGGTCCTGTCGAAAACGGCGAACTCCGTCACCATCGCCTGGTCGCGTGGGCACAGGTTCAATCCATCCGGAAGCATCTTCATCGACAGCGTGTCTTACGCCTACACCGGCCTGACCTATAGCGCTGTTGGCGAGGGGTCTTTGACTTTCACCGGAATTGCCGACACGTCAGCCGTCGTGACCTCCGGGGGCGGACGCTCTGTGCTGCATATGACGAACAACAACGGCACCACGCAGACCGAGGTGAGCGACAGCCACATTCGCGACTTCCATCACCCCTCTCTCGTGGAGCGTCCGTCGCCGGCATTTGGCGCTCAGGCGGGAAAGTACCAGGCGGCGATCGAGCTCGTCGGCTATCCGATGCGCGGCATCCTGTTCAAAAACAACACGATGTACACGCACAACCCGATGTTCCTCCTGATGCAAGGATGCCGCGAGGTCAAATTCAGGGACGGCACTTACGAGGAGAAGGCCTACCGGACGGCGCTTGGTGGTCCGCTCAACCCGGATGGCCTGTTTCAAGGTCTTGCGATTTGCGGGCCGGATCAGGCGCACCAGGCGAATTGGCCGGATCTGCTCATGGGGAGCGTCGAGCTGGAGGGCTATGCCTGGAGCGGTCGCTTGAATATCGGTCCAGTGGGTATCGTTGCCCCTGGCCGGCGCTACTCCTCCTTCAACGATGTCTTCAATCCGTTCTTCTTCGACCCGGGCAACGTCTTCGGGAACGGCAGGCTTTACGACCGGCGCGAACCGTCCGAGATCACGGTGTCAGGCGGCGTGTTGACCGCCTACAAGGATGTTCATGCGGTCGATACGGAAGGCGACGCGGCGACGGATGAGGTCGACACGATCAACGCGCCCTGGTGGATAACCGAACTGACGCTGTTTCCCTCGAGCAGCGGCCGCATCACCACTTACAAGGACGGAACCGGAAATCTCAACCTCTTCGGGCAGGATGTCCGCGTCGGCGGCGGGCAATCCCTGACGATCTTCAAGCGCGGCTCGACCTGGTACCTCAAGAACTTCTGGCAGACGCGCTATCTCGAGGGCACCTTAGTTTACGATCCTCCAAGCCTTGCTGATGGCGCGGGGGCTGATGCATTCGTGACCGTGACGGGCGCCGCCCTCGGCGATCTCTGCATTGCATCATTCTCGGTGAATGTCGCTGGCATCACCAAGACGGCCGACGTGGTGAATGCCAACACGGTTCGCGTACGCTTTCAAAACGAGAGCGGCGGGACGTTAGATCTTGGGAGCGGCACGATCAGGGTGCGCGTGATCAAGTAGGCATGCGAAGGCCTCAACCGAACTCTGGGCGGAACCGTTCTACTAAATACCGGGAGAAAGCCACCATTGTTTGCAGCGATTTTACAACATTGAACGATTTCACCCGTTCGGGGCTGGTGAACGCAGTATAGACATCAATCTCCATGTGAAGGTTGAATTGGGCCGTTGGCCGATCGAAACCCAGTTCGAAGATTTTGCTTCCGGCTGCGGTTGGTGGACTCGGCTTCGGGGCGTCCATGCTCTTGAGGATAATTGGGTTGCTGGGTCCATAATGCACAGGCGACCCTAGACCGACATTTTCCCTCATGAGAGCTGCAGACGTCGTCATGAGAAGGCTGCGATGCTTGCTGGTGTTATCGAGTTCGCGAAGAATGTCGAGCGTGTAGCTGTCTGGATCCGCGGCATTGAACGGCTGCACCTCCTTGATGACCTCCAGTGCTTCTTTGCTCAGGCCGGCACACCATTGTTTCTCGATCGCTTGCTTGAATTTCTTCTCGGTAGCGCAGATCGGAAACTGGTGGCTTAACAGCGTCTCCTGGCCTCGCCAATTCGCCAATGCGGCGATCAAGTGATCGAGCGCGCTACGGGCATGATGCACGATCTCTCCGGCTAACAGCGCGTGGAGCGGTGGAGACGCCTCAACTAGATAGATCATGCAACGGACCGACCTAAGGTCTTCGGCGAACTCATTGCGAATTGAGTAAGGGCGCGGTTCCTTGTTTCGAAACGCGTAGAGCTCATCGTTGAGCTGAACGAGCAGATCGTGCGCTCGATTAATTTTCGCAAGTATAGGGTCTAGTGGGTGATCCAGGGTTCTGCCTCCAGTCTCTTGCACAAGAAAGCTACCTCACGTTGTCATTTGATTCGCCTCCAACTGTAAAGGACTGCATTTGACCGTATCCGCGCCGTCGTAGGCTTCAGCATCGAGGATGCTGGAGCCATTTCATGAGCGATCGTTTTGAGACGTGCCACGCAATCACCGCCGCCTGGGAGGGCGGCTGGAGCAACCATCCGGCCGATCCCGGCGGCAAGACCATGTACGGGATCACCGAGAAGCGCTGGCACGAGTACCAGGACAAGCTGAAGATGAAGCGCACGCCGGTGTGCAACGTCACCAAGGCGCAGGCGCTGACATTCTATCGTTCGGAGTTCTGGCAGGCTTGCGGTGCGCCCAGCCTCTTCGCCGGTGTCGATCTCGCCGTCTATGACGCCTCGGTCAACTCAGGTGTTTCCCGCGGCCGGAAGTGGCTGCTCGCCTCAGCGGGCAGCAACGATCATTCCGAAACGGTCAAGCGGATCTGCCGTGCGCGCCTGTCCTTCATCCAGTCGCTGAAGATCTGGAAGACCTTCGGCAAAGGCTGGGGCCGACGTGTGGCGGATATCGAGGTTCGGGGCGTTGCCATGGCGCTTGCCGCGATGGGGGCGACTGAAGGCCGGATCAAGGCCGATGCACGTCTCGAGGCCGAGGACGCAAAGAAAAGGTCGAAGATCGCCGGCAGCAAGGCCGCGACATCCGCTGGTGGCGCAGTCGCCTCGGGCAGTGCGCCGGCCGTCGAGCAGACTGCGGCAGATCCAGCGGCGCTGTGGCTCTTCGGTGCGCTCTTCCTCTTCCTGGCGATCGGCGCCGTCGTGATGTTCACCCGCAAGCAGGCCGCTGATGCACGCGCGGAAGCATATGCAAAGGTGACGGCATGAGCGCGATCCTTGCCTCCATTCTCGTCGACGTCGCCGCCAAGGTCGGCGCGCCGATCGTGAAGAGCATTTTGCAGAAGCATGTCGGCGGCACGGCCGGCGAGCTCGGCGGCGTTGTGATCGACGCGATCGCGGAGCGCGCCGGCGTACCCGCCGAGGATCTGCAGAACGTACCACCGGCCGATCTGGGGAAGGCCGTTGCTGCCGTCGAGGCGGAAACGCCGGAGCTGGTCACCGCCTGGACGGAAAGCCAGCGGGAAGCAAACCGGCTGATGTTGGCCGAGATGCAGAAGGAAGCGCCGTTTGGCTGGATGTGGCGCCCCGCCGGCATGTGGCTGATGCTCGTCTGTATCGCCTGGTACGCCATCGTCAGGCCGCTCCTGAACGCGGCGCTCTGGGCGCTCGGAACCGCAACGCAGATAGATCCGGGGATCGAAATCGGCAACTTCCTCGGGATCTTCACCATCTACACCGGCCTGTACATGGGCGGGAACACGGCCAAGTCGATCTTTGCGAAAGGGGCAGGTAAGTGAACGAAAATGCAGGCTGGTTCGACCGTCGCCTATCAATAGGCAATCTCATCACCATATTTGTCGTGATGGCCGGGCTATTTGGGTCCTGGTACCAGTTCAAGACCGATCTTGCTCTACAGCAACAGGCGTTGACCACCGAGGGCCTCGAGCGCACCCGCCTCGAGGCCCGCATCGTCAAAATGGAGGCGGAGCGCGACGACACGCGCGATCGGCTCACGCGTATTGAGGTGACGATGAAGCAGCTAGGCGACACGAGCGACCGTATACTGCGCGCCGTCGAAAGGCCCGCTTCCGGGAACTAGCGGCCGGCAGGAATTAGGGGGTCGACGGTTCATATCTACCCCGGGCGACGGGGTGGATTTAGGTGGTTTCAGGTCGCTGTTTACCGACAGACTTTTCTAAGGCGTGCATTGCAAGTCTTTGATTTTGAATAAGGTCATAATAACTCTTAATCAGCGGGTCCACGGTTCGAGCCCGTGATCACCCACCAAAACCTCCTTTATAATCAGGTCTTTGAGCGGTTCGGCCAGTCGGCCATCCGACTTTTCCGACACTTCCGACTTTTGCGAAA